GGCCTCTTGCAAACTCAAAAGTAGCTCCAGGTTGATGCGGAGTGCTTTTGTTAAAACCTCTCACCTCACGTACAGTCTTCCCATACCAACCCTTCGAGCCATACTCTCTATTTAATCTCATCCATAAAAAGAAATTCATAACGCCACCCCCATACATAGAGGTAGTTTCTACAGTGTCTGACTGCCCCATATACCAGATTCTAGTGAATCTGTAAAAGTCGGTAGGCTCTAAAATGTCATCATCTTCTAAGAGCTGTATCGTAACCATTTCTCATGTCCTTTTAAATAAGGTGGCGGTGACAGGTCGCTACTCCTGCTATGTGACTCGTATCGTTCTTAGTGCGCTTGTGGGTCACCTCCGGCACATCCCCTTCGGGAAATAGGGTGTGTCTGCTTTCCACACCGCACCGCCATAAAACTTCTACTCTTCAATCAACTCAAAGTCTTCTCTTTTGCAGCCGAAAGGTTCAGTCCATCTATCCCATTTAACCTAATAGCCTTCCCAGCAACCGTGACCTGTTATTTCGCCAGTGCCTCCTTTAGTCGCATATAAGAAAGCAGGCATCTCTTCCGTTGGACCACTGGGAAGCTCTCTAAGAAACTTAATCTTAGAGCCCGCAGGTAGAGGCTTCTCAATACTCATTTCTCAATCTCCCCGCCAGCAATCTCAGCCTCAGTAGCGGGGCGACAGTACCCCCAAAATACTTTATCAGCATCATCACCATCTGCGCTGAATGATGTTAAACCTTTATCCCATGCTCGTGGTCTGCCATTTTCAGATACACCGGCGAAATGTCTTTTGTACCTGACACTACTGTTGGCATCCCAACAAACTACAGGATCATCTATCTTGATGTCATCCCAAGGCGTTACTTCTATGAGGAAGGGTTCCCTGTTGTCACTATATAAACTTAAATCTTCGGTTAAGGCGAGCGTATCCTCTATTCCATTCTCATGAGTAACTAAACAAAGGACAGGGTAATCTTCACGTTTAAGATCAACACATACAATCCGTGCATCGCGTCCATCTTTAGTACGCCACTTCTTATTCATTAACTCTTTCATTTTGTAACCTCAATTGTTTTGTCTTCAGTTAACCGCATTTGGAATCTCCACAATCTAAACAAGTTAAACATTTGTCCATCAGGGTGGTGTGATCACTGCCACACTCTGGACAATTACCGGCTGAGATATGGTTTGGGTCACGGCCTATGTCGTCAGTAGGGCAAGCATTGGTTATGTCGGCTGCGTTTTGGATGCCCATTATACTGGTGACCAGCAAATTACGACCGATGAATTGAATGACTCCATTGTGCTCAGAGCCTTTTTTATTATTAATTACTTTTCCGAAGAAACGGTTAGGTGCCTCAGTCTTGATGAACTCATGTGCTAGGTTTTCGAGTGAGGCTATGTCTGTATCTGAACTGCGTAGTATCATTGAGCTGAGTCGTGTCGCTAAGGCCACCCATTCGTAACTCTCAAGGTGGGAACTGTTGAAGAATATTTCCAAAGGTTTACCGGTGTCATCACAGTTGATAGTTACGTAAATGTTGTAACCGCTGGCTCTTAATTTAAGCGTACTGCCATAGAGTATTTCTGGTCTCTTTTGCTTCTTACGAGGTTTGGGTTCCACTACATTAGGTGCAGGTGTTGGTTCATCGGTTACGACTTTGGCGCTTATGATCTTTTTGTCAATTTTGACGGGATTAGGTTTGGTCATGTCAGTCTTCAAAATTCAGTTCGAGTTGTGAGTCTTTCCACAGGTCAATAAGGTAATCCGCTTCATCATGGTTTTGTTCTGTTAAGCGGGTCTCTTCGTCAGGGTCAAAGAAGAAAGGGTCAGTGGTGTGCTTTTTATAGTTGATACAGGTATCTGGGTTGTTACACATACCGTTCGGATTATATGTGCAGCCGTTACAGTTTTTCTCAACAAGACGGTAGCGGGTGATTATATCCCCGCTAGGTACATTGTTAGACCAAATGTTAGACCAATGCCAACACTCTGTTTTATATTGTTTTCGTAAACCTGTGATCTTTGTGTCTATATCAACTATTTGACCATTATCAACAGGACAAACACTGTCCTCTGTCGCGTAAAAAGGAATCCATCCTTCTTCGTCTGGTCTAATGTGCAGGGTGCCTTCATCCCAATCATCCCAGATTGGATTGTCTACTAGCAGCCCATTCTCACCCTTAATGGTATACCCGTCTGCATCTGCTCTTCGCTGCTGATAATGCGATCTACGTTTCATCATTTAATCCTCTTCAGTGATTTGCGCCAGTCCTTGGTTGGCCCTATGGCTATGATCATGCGTCTATTCCGTGTCTCTGGTGGGCAAGCCCACCAGTTGAATGCATCTACTTCAGATGGTTTGGCTGCGTATGCCCACCAGCTCCCATCTTTGTCTTGAGCTATCCAATTAACCCACTCGGGGACTTGTACTTTGATTTTTACTTGACGCTTCATTGCTTCTCTCCTATGATACTTGGTTTAAAAGTAAGCACTGGTTTGCATATAACACCTTGCGGTGTTCCAACTTCACATGCCATGCGGCCTACGACATAGCCGCTAATTGTCAGTGCGCCGATAAGTGTTAACAGAAAGACTATAAGGTACACTGTTACTATTAATGTTTTCATAGCCATTCCTATGCGTATTTGGTTGTTTTGGTTACAACAATCCTGTTTCTAATACAGCAGAATCTTGTGTATTTCAGCCTTGTTTTAAGACAAAGCCACTCCTTAAACATCTTCATCCCCTTGAGCATATTAAATCCTCCGATCATAAGTCCCCGCATGATAAAGCCCTATCAATCCGACTTGGTACAACTTCCTCTCTGATCTTCCCAATACCAATTAACAGTTTGATATATTCCTCTGGCAACTCTGTTGTTATGTAATCGCCGATCGAAAATTTAACCCCATCAAGCTCATGAGTGACTTCGTATCTATATACTGCCACTTCAGTGTCTTGCATCTCGTTGATAAGATGTCCGATCTTGTTAAAGCTGGCTCTGTATGGTAGATATGGAGTGAGTATTCTGAGAACGGGTTTACCTTTTTCAAATTTAATATCGACACCTTCCCATACTATAACGCTACGTCTTGAAATTACGATGTCCATAGCATAGATAAAATCAATGTACATCTGATTCATCATTGACATACCTTCAATGGAACAGGCAACTTTCCTTGCTTTCTCAAGCCATTCAAGTTCAGCCTTGAGTCTATCTTCTTGTTCTGCTAAGCTTCTCATTTTAATACGCCCTTACACTTTGAAACGATGTTGTCGAATTTTTCATTTTGACCCCATAATGTTAGTTTAAATTGTTTCACCCTTCACAAGCTAGACAAACCTCTTCTGCTGTAGAATGGTCGAAATTGTATTCAGTTTTCTCGATCTGCTTATCCATAGACTCTCCATGATAGATCTTATCACTACGACAGTAATATAGTGTTTTCAGCCCTTTCTTCCATGCTTGGTAGTGTACATGGTGTAAATACGGAATCGCGGTGTCTGCTTTAAAGAATAGATTTACAGACTGTGCTTGATCAATATGTTCTTGTCTATCCGCAGCGTGTTGCACAATCCATTGTTGATCAATCTCTGTAGCAGTCTTAAATACATCTTTTTGATAGTCCGTTAAGAAATCTAGATGTTGAACAGCCCCAGCTGCAGCGACTACAGAACTCCAAGCCTTTTTATAGCCTACAATATCATTCTCAAAGTGTGCCTTAAATATCACATCTAGGTATTTATTCTTGTTAAGAAAACTGCCTGAAAGAGTATCTTGGCGGTAGGCGTTAGCACGAAAAGGCTCAATACTAGGCGAAGTATTGCCAACAATGATAGAGGAAGTAGCATTCGGGGCAATAGACCGAGTATGACTAAACCTAACCCCGTAGCCTTTTCCATCAGGACATTCACCACGCTCTTCAGCCAGCTCATAATTTGCGCGCGTTAACATCCCCTCATATTCACCAAAGATTTGTTTATTTAAAGATGTTGCCAAGGCAGACTCAAAAGATACATTTCGCTTTTGCAGCAGTGCATGAAAGCCGAGAGCGCCAACTCCTATAGCACGTTCCTGAGTAGCACTATAGACAGCTCTTGAGACTTCTGGCGGCGCATTTTTAATAAAGATATCTAAGGAGTTATCTAACATCTCTACAATATCTTTATAGAATTGATAATTACCTTTCCATTCATCCCATCTCTCTAGATTTAAAGATGACAAGCAGCAGACTGCGGTTCTTTCTCTATCCGTAGCTAGAGTAATTTCTGTACAAATATTTGATTGTGTAACTTTCAAACCTAATCTTTTTTGAAACTCAGGGAGCGCCTCGTTACTCCTGTCAATATAGTGTAGGTATGGCTCTCCCGTCCTCATACGGGTCTCTAGAATATTTGCCCACAAAGCTTTGGCAGACACTGTCTCTTTAACTTTCCCAGTATGTGGGTCGATTAAATCCCAATCGTCATTAGCCCACTCGTCACGCATACATAGTTCAATAAGATCCATAAAATCGTCTGGGATATTAATACCATGGTGTAGCTCTAAACATCTTTGATTAGGATCGCCTGTAGGCTTTCTCATCTCTATAAATTGAACAATATTAGGATGAGTGATGTCGAGGTAAGCTGCAAAACTACCTCTACGTGTTTTCCCTTGCCTATATGCTAAACTCGCTGCTTCATAAACTTTCAGATGAGGCATTACACCCACCGATTTATTATCTTCAGACCTAATGCCCATCCCAATACCTACACCACCACCTAGCATTGATAGCCAACATACTTCTGATAATGTATCCACTAAGCCTTCTGAACTATCATGAATGTAACTTAAATAGCAAGATATAGGAAGTCCTTTACTTGCAGTACCATACGATAAAAGTGGCGTAGAAAAACTTAACCAATGATTAGAGGCATAATCATATAGACGTTGCGCATGGGCGTCATTTGATGCAAATGTCTTTGCGACAAAAGCAAACCTTTCTTGTGGCGATTTTTCATCAGGTCTCATATAAGAGTCTCTCAAACGCCTTAACCCCATCTCGTCAAACAACTCATCTCTTGATAAATCTATTTTAATATCCATCCCAGTATCCATCTCAGTATCCATCTCAGTATCCATCTCATCTCCCTTAACTTAGTGACGTGATAATTTCGCCAGTTTCCGTACCTACAAAACCCTCTTCTATAACTTCAAAGTCACCTTCGGTATAATGCCGGAGCCTTCCAGTTTTAAAGTCGTATCTAGCACCGTCTGTCGGCCCTGTAAGTCCTGTGTACCGACATTTTAATACAGACATGTCAATTGTGTTTCTTATCAACGAATCGTCTGTCTCCATATCTCTTGCAAACGCGATAATATCAAAAGAGATCTGCTTAATACTGCCGCTACCTTTAATATCATCTAGAGATGGAAGCCTGCCTTGCTCAAAGCTCTTACCACCAGCCGGTGTCTTTCTTAAGTGTGAAACCAAACCGATCCAAACATCTGGGTATTTCTTCACAATGCTTAAGAGCTGATTCATAATATAATCTTGCGCTTCTAAACCTTGTAAATTCTCTGCGCCTTCTGACACAAGTATAGTGATATGATCAATGAAGATATACTTGCAACCGCTAAGCGCCATAAACTCCAGTCTATCAATTATTGAGTCGTCTTTTATAGAGCCTTGATGATCAAGTAAGAAAACTCTGTTCTTCTCAAATATTTCGTCAAACCCGATTTTCAACTCTTCTAAAGGGATAGGCTCTTCTTCGGCTGCAGGGTTTCTGTTAAGTGCCACTCCCGCTAATTTTCTAGCTGTCTCTGCAGGTGACTCCTCTAAAGAGACAATACCAATACTAGCCTCTGTAGTAGACAGAAGGTGGTACATAATCTCGCGAAGCATGGAACTCTTACCTGCGCCTGTCCCAGAGATGAATAGTGAAATCTCACCACCTCTCATCCCTTTTGTCTTAGTGTTAATTCCTCTCAGACAGTCAGGATATAGTACCGATTCTATCTTATTGTATTCCTCAAGTCTTTCCCAGATTTCATCTTTTGATAAAATACCTGCAGGTATATGCTTCTGAGAATTCCAGACAGCCTCAAGTAGAGCGAATGCGCCATCCTCTACTAGCGTTTCGTTAGCATCATTTCTTGTAAGTTTGGTAATTTTTGCCTTATCTATTCCGACAATTTTTGCTGCAAGAATAGCAGCATCCTCACCTGCTTTATCATTATCAAAGCATATAACAACTTCATCACATTGCCTTAGTATCTCTCGGGCGGCTAGAAGTCCTTTTAAATTAGTACTAGATGGGACACCAATTATTGGGTACATCTTCTTGTATTTTTTGAAGGACGCCTCAGCTACGCTAAGGGTGTCGATTTCACCCTCGCAAATAATTACTCTTTTTCCGTTAAAGTTAAATTTATCTTGGCCGAAAAGCCCTCTGGTCTTACCTTGAGACCAGAAATCTTTCGGCAATGTCCTGACCTTTACACCAGAAGGGTAAGGATATAAGTGTGATTCAACGTCACCTAAAGAATCAAACGTCATTTTTACCCCATAGAACTCTACAATTTCTTGCGAGATTCCACGTGCTTTAATAGCTGTAGATTTTAGAAGGTCTAGGTTTATATTTTTCGCCTTTTTTCCTACCTTTATATCTTTCGCAGTGGGCCTGTCAATCACTTCTTCCTCTGCTGTTTCTAGTTTGCTAAAGCCTGTATCGCAGGAGAAGCAATGAGACGTGCCATCTTCATAAATAGTTCTTGCGTCACTTGAGCCGCATGTGGGGTCTAGGCAGGGCTGTCTATATCTACTTGCTTGGCCCATTGCTAGCCCCCTCTTCTAAAGCTTTCAGAATTGACGCAAGAACCCCTAATGTAATCCCTACTAGTAAAAAGTCTGAGGAGTTCTGTAAACCAATCTCAGCTACATTGTATGCGCCAATTATCAGAATACCTACGCCTAAAATCCCAAGTAAATTCATCATAAATTTTAAAAACGACATTTAATACCTCTCTTTATTAAAATCCGCCATATTGATAACGCTCTCCATTCGAGCCTTGTGCCTGTCAGAAATTTTCTCTTTCACTTTCCAAGAAACTTTACCTATCAATTGATTATACCAATATGGCGTAGTTGGTGCTTCTACTAAGCACAATGACCAAGTCTCTGAGTAACTCAAAGTTCCTGCTGTTTTGTATTCTTCGATGCAAATAAAGTCAAATTCTTCTTTAGGACGCTCTAAAAGCATGGCTTTTAAACCTTTTGAAGACGACATATACCTACGCCAATTCGACTCATCTCCTTTATGCGCCCCACGCATCGCACGATAGTTCTTCTTTCCTAGATAAAATCTTTTTAGATAATTGTCTCTAACAATATAAATAAAGCCTACTTTGTCTTTACCACCCATTGTCGATGGAAATAGCCAATGCCCATTATCTTTAGGAATTCTTTTTGCCGCCGGAACTATAATACCCATAGCTGATTCCTCATTTTTGCCTTGTTAATACTTACAGCAGCTCTTTAACTAGCCTCCACTTCTTCGCATCAAAGTAGTCAGTTAGAGCTGTTTGAAGATAAATTAGGCTACCGTTCAACTGCAATTGTTCAAGCCATTCTTCCTCCCCATAATACTCAAAGTACATTGCCACAACCACTTCCTGAAATTCCTCATGGGACTCGCAGCTTTCTAAAGCCTTTTTTGACTTTACAGGCCCGACTTTTGGGATACCTTGAATAGCGTCTACAGGGTCACCAGCAAGAATTTGTTGGTAAAGAGATCTTCGTGCTTCTAATACAGACATCTCTTTAAAGGTTTTATGCTTTAAATTATAGTGAGAGCCTGGAATCATAAATAAGTCTTTATCTATGCTGCAGACAATGTACGCGTCAGTAGGCATAGGGGTAGCCCAGATCCGTAGTAGATCGTCCGCCTCTCGTCCGTCTGCGGGGACTGCCAGCCCTTCTGCGATAGCTCTCTCACGTAACACGTTGACAATTGGCTGCATTAAGTTAGGCTGACGTCTACGGTGATTCTTATAATCAGGGAACAAATCTTCTCTAAAGTTTCCTTCACCCTTTACAGCCATCTTATAGCTTTCACAATACGTGTCTGTGATAATATCTTGCAAGTTTATTTTAAAATACGACCATGATACCTCAATAATATCCTTAATCTCACCTCGAGTGTAATCAGGATGGATAACTTTTCCTTTCTCATCTAAATCAGTTATGACGAAATCGTCACTAATCTTTTTATCGTAAAGAGAAGGTACTGACAAGTATGCCAGAACATCTCCATCAATTAATGCTACTGACATAATTTTAACGCCTTGTTGGATTATTACTATGAGGATAGCTCATCGAGAGAGCGTCTGCAATCTCAGAAACACCTGCTACAACTTTTTCATATGGCTTAAGATATGTAAAAGCTTTTACAAATTGAGCGTCTACAGTCATGTTTCCTAAAGCTCTTTGGTCTTTGCACCAAAACATAAACTCTAGAAGATCACATGATTTCAGTATTTTCTGCAAATATGGTTCAGCCTCTAGATCTCTAAAAGCTGGTGGCAAATTATCTAAGCACCATTGTGTTTCAATCCGGGCTAAGACTTCTTTCAACTCAGGAAAGTCTACTTTAGGATGTGTGGGGTTATCTCCTGTGTATACTTCAGGAACATCATGCACTAATATAGCTCTAGCTAGCGTATTCTGGATTGTAGAAGGCTGGTCTTCAGTTAGCTGATACATAATCCCAAGCATGTTAATTGTATGCTGCCCTACAGTATACTCACCAATAATCTGGTGTGTATGGCAACGTTTCACAGCTAAAGCTGCTCGTAAAGTAAATAGCCACTTAATAGGCATGTCCGTTCCCGCCTTTTCCTCTTTCGTGGTTCCCATTAGCAAACCTCTGTTGACGTGATTTTATTAAATTTTCTTGATGATCTCGTTCCCAAATAATTAGAACTTTTGGTGGGATTATACATTCTTCCTCGGGGCAACCATTTTTATAATAGTGACACCAACGATAGTTACAAGTTTTCATCTATCATCCTCTGAAATAGTAAAACATACAAGCCTAAGCGCTTTAATGGTATTTCTTCCATAAGTATCTCCAATCAGTGCGTATCGTACCAGTTCATACCAATATCCGCAGTTCCATCCATAATATCTACTCCATATAATTTTGGGGCTTCTCTAAATGAAGCGCTAGATATCTCACCAGCTCTTTCAGCATATTCATCAGGGACCATAAATTGCTCTTCATCATGCATAAATATCAACGGCTGGTAGGGGATATTTTCTTTTTCTAATTGCTGCATTGTAAACATAATAGCAGACGTGCAGGTAACTTTTTCCATAGCTTGTAATAGGTAGACTAGTAATTTATGTGGAGAGTCTACGTAAATTCTGTTACCCGCGATAGATGGGATGTATCCCATCCTTGAAGTGCGTTTAGTCCTTTTATGCACGCTATTCAGTTTCTCAATAAGATTTGCGAACCCTGGTACAGCATTTGTGAATAGCTTTTTAAACACATTACCTTTTTTACTATCCATGTTGCCGAAAATATATGACCAGAGTTTATCACCACCCGCTCCAAATAAAAAAGCGTAAAGAATTCTTTTAGCTCTTGGTCGAAGAGTTTTAGGTGTAAATTCATGCTTTACACCCATAGTATTTAAAACAGCAATAATCTTTTCGGCATCATAAATATGAATATCACCATTAATTAATATATCAGTAAATTCATCATTTTTTAAATAGTGTGCCAGGCCTCTCGCTTGATTGCCAGAAGAGTCAGCGCCTATTATCTTCCAACCTGGAGGGCATCTAAACAACTCTCGCATCTCTTTACCGTAAAATGATTGCACAGAGGGCACATTGACAATAATTGAGTGTCTTGCTCTCATAGATGGCGTACCAATACCGAAACAATCTCCATGTAACAAATCTTCAGAATCTACTTCTTCAAGCCAAGTGTTTAAAATTGCGTATCGTGCACTGGCTGATTTATAGTCAGTATACAACTTACCGTCACCGCCTAGTAGCTCAAGAGACTCATCTGAAATTTTAGGAGAAGATTTTACTCTATTCCCCTTGCCATCTTTTTCAAAATTTCCTCTCGCATCTTTTTTGTAATTCCATTCATCAGGAATCCAACCATGTTCGAATAAGAAATCCTTTACATCTGCTGGAGAACTTAGTTTTCGTGGCTCAAATACAACTCTGCAATACGGACCTTCGACCATGCGAACTTCGCCAGGAAAACCGCTCCAAGGATCAATATCGAACCAAGCAGCTAAGTGGTGATTGTATTTACCCTGTTTTGTCCACGTAGGCTCTTTAACCGCGACAATACCTTTGCATTTATCAACAGGTATGACCTTCAAGCCTAGGCGCTCTGTTAAGACACTCTCTGCCTTAGCTTTAAGCTCAGTTAATTCTTCAAACAATGTGTAGGCTTTTTCTGTGTCAAATGGCCAGCCCTTCCAGCTAGCGATTGCCGTAAACCTATGAGCATAATGCTCAGCGGCTATATAATCCAAAATCCTAGGATTCTGTGCTGCAAGATTCTCTAATTCTTTTAAAACCTTCTTATAGACTTTGACATTTAAATCCACATCTCTTTCACAATACGTGAGCATCTGAGGTGTGTATACTGAAAAATCATTAAATTCAATTTTCTCAAACCCAAACGCTCGTCCCCAAGACTCTAGGCCATGTCTGCTATGAGGGCCAAACCTGTTGTAATTAAGGACTTGTGATAAAATCAAAGTATCTGTTATCTTCACTGAGCTAGGTGGTTTCCACCCATATAACTTTTCCAATGCTAATAAATCATAGCCGACAATATTATGACCGATAATCTCACTTGCGTTCTCTAGCTCCTTTTGCCAACCCAGATCACCTTCAAGCCAATTATTTGACTCTCCGGTGTCTGGGTCGGTGGAGACTAAAACGTGCATCTTTGTTACATGTATTAAGAGTTCATCAGCCTCAATATCAAATACACGCTTCGTTCCCATATATCACCTCTGTAAAATTTTGGGGATTTCCTTGATTCTAATTGGCTTATCGCCATTCAATGCGTATGCGCACAAGAAATCCATATACCATTTAGCCTTAAGCAGCTCCTGAACTTCGCTATCTTTTCCTCCATTTCTATCTAAGTACTTTCTAATCTGCAGCTCTACAGCTGCTTTAAAAGCTTCTGGACCTTTACGCTCGCCGATAATGTATTGCTGAGCTTCTAACCATTGTAGCTCTCCTACAAAGCCTTTGTAGTGGGATGGACTAACTGCAGCCTCAATTTTACGCAATTCAGCTTGCTCAATTTCGAGCAAATCTTCCGTCAATTTAGTTTTAAGCTCTCTATCCATCCACTGCAGGTTACGTGCTTCGGAGTCTGCATATTCGCACCAGTCGTCCCAATTACAGAATTTATAGACATTACTCGACAAGTTATCAGTAACCTCTACGCTGAAGCCATCAAACCACGCTTCAGTGACTTCATTTAGATCAGTAGTGGTGCTTACTCTATCACCAGTTGACGCCCTTATTTTATCAATATTATATTTCATAAAACTCGCTTACAAAGTTGTTACATCAGAATCGGTATCAGAAGGAATGGCATCATCTTCATCTTCATTATCGCCCCACTCTTCCCACTCGGTGTCCTCTGGCAGTTCCTCAAAATCTACGTCATCACGTTCAACGGGTTCATATTTAATGAATTTAGTAACTTGAATACCAAGGAGTTGGTATTTGCGCTTTCCATCTTGGCCAATATACCAGAAAACTCGCAGGTGACCTATAGAACCATTTCCTAAAAGATTACCGTCAAGTTCCTCACGCTTAGTATTCATCACTTTAGGAGCTTTATTCTCTTTACCTTTAGAGTTGAATTTCTTCTGATACAGGGTGGTCTTCCAGTAAGGCGGCAAGTCATCATCATCAGGAACTTCTGCTGTCACTTTCAAACCAAGCTCTTTCCAGCCACGCATCTGGTTTTTATCCTCTGTACGAATTTGCACAGAATAGTTTGGGTTGTCTTTATCAAATTTACCATCTGGTGTTACGACACGTGCCCACCATAGCTCACAATTACGAATAATAATTTTGCCCATCTCTTCTAGGTTATCAGTCATGTTTTATCCTCTTGTCAATTCAATCGATTTAATAATATTTTGCGTTACAAACTCTTTCGGGATAGCGTACAGATTACCACCGGCATCACTGGTAACCTTATATATCATAACGTACTTACCATCAAGTGTCCAATGTGCGTCATCAAAGCTATCAGCCTTTTCTGTAATATTCATATGTCTTACAAAATGTCCGTCAGCGTCTGATATAGATTGGAATACTTCAATTTGTG